AAAAGGGATTTTCTGAAATGTTGAATTACAATGCACCTACCCTGACCGCTGGAGGCACTCGCTCCGGCGTCGATGCCAGCTCCTCGCAGCAGATGCAGACCTTCTTCTGGCTGAAGAAGGCGCTGATCACTGCCCGCAAGGAACAGTATTTCATGCCGCTGGCATCGACGGTCAACATGCCGAAGAATTTCGGCAAGACCATCAAGGTCTACGAGTACGTTCCGCTGCTCGACGACCGCAACGTCAACGACCAGGGCATCGACGCCTCGGGCGCCACGATCGCCAACGGCAATCTCTATGGTTCGTCCAAGGACGTCGGCTCGATCACGTCGAAGCTGCCGGTCCTCACCGAGAATGGTGGCCGCGTCAACCGCGTTGGCTTCACCCGTCTCACCCGTGAGGGCTCCATCGCCAAGTTCGGTTTCTTCACCGAATTCACGAACGAGTCGATCGACTTCGACTCCGACGATGGCCTGATGGATCACCTGTCGACGGAGCTGATGAACGGCGCCGTGCAGCTGACCGAAGCTGTGCTCCAGAAGGATCTGCTGTCTTCGGCCGGCGTCATCCTGTTCGCCGGTGCTGCCACCACGAACTCGGAGATCACCGCTGAAGTCGTGACCGGTCCTCCGGCCATCCCGGCCTCGATCGTGAGCTACGCCAACCTGACGCGCCTTGACCAGCTGCTGACGGACAACCGCACGCCGAAGCAGACCAAGGTGATCACTGGCTCGCGCCTGGTCGACACCAAGACCCTGCCGTCGGCTCGCGTCATGTTCATCGGCTCGGAACTGGTTCCAGTCGTGAAGGGCATGAAGGACCAATTCAACGAGAAGGCCTTCATCGCTGTCCAGCACTACGGCGATGCCGGCACGATCCTGAACGGCGAGATCGGCACCGTCGATGCTTTCCGCATCGTCCAGGTTCCGGAAATGCTGCACTGGTCGGGCCTCGGCGCCATCGTCGGCTCCAACCCGGGCTACCGTCACACGACCGTTGGCGGCCAAGACCGGTACGACATCTACCCGATGCTCGTGATCGGCGACGACTCCTTCTCGACCATCGGTTTCCAGACCGACGGCAAGACGGTGAAGTTCAACGTCATGACCAAGATGCCGGGCAAGGAAACCGCGGATCGCAACGATCCCTACGGTGAGACCGGCTTCAGCTCGATCAAGTGGTACTACGGCATCCTGATCAAGCGTCCCGAGCGCATCGCTCTCGTGAAGACGGTTGCTCCGATCTAATCGGAGCCGCTGATCTCAGCGAACCAACGGGGGGAGGGATCAAACCCTCCCCCATTTTGTAAGCAGACCAACCCAACGATTTTCAAGGAAAACCTGTAATGACCACCCCGAATTCCACCGACAACCTTTTCGCCGGCATCAAGGCCGGTGTCGTTGCTGCCGCTGCGGCTCCTGCAGCTGCGCCGGAAACTCCTGCTCCGGCTCCCGAAGCTGAAGAGCCTGCCGCTGCCCAGCCGAGCCATCTGGACGTCCTCAAGCAGCGTGCGGCCCTGATGGGCATCAAGCACTCGAACAACATCTCCGTCGCTGCGCTGAAGGCCAAGATCGAAGCCAAGCTCGCCGGCGAGGAAGAGGCTGCTTCCGCTGACGAGAGCCAGGAAGAAGCACCGGCCGCTGAACAGGCTGCCGCTCTCGCTGATGGTTCCCTGGCTCCTGCGGCTCCGAAGAAGGTGCAGACGCTGCGCGAATTCCTGCACGAGCGGGAAATGAAGCTGATCCGCCTGCGCATCACCAACCTGGATCCGAAGAAGGCTTCCCTGCCTGGCGAGATCTTCACGTTCGCCAACGAGGTTCTCGGCGGCGTGCGCAAGTACGTGCCCTACGGCGAGGTGACCGACAACGGCTACCATGTGCCGTACTGCATCTACAAGCAGCTGCGCGATCGTGAGTTCCTGAGCATCAAGATCCGCAAGGGCAACCGCGGCCAGGAGATCGTCGAGACCAGCTGGGTCCGTGAGTTCGCCCTGGAGATCCTCGAACCGCTCACCGAAGTCGAGCTCGCTCGCCTTGCTGCAGCCCAGGCTGCTGCTGGCGGCTTGGAATAATCAGATAATATTATCTGATAATCGGGAACGGAGAATTAAGTAAATGCCTGCTGTAGCTTCTGGTGCTGACGTCCTCGCCAACACCCTCTTGACCTCGCTGCTTGCCGGCAAGAACTTCGACGTTCCCGATATTGAGATCACCGGTGGGCTGTTCACTCAGCCCCCGGCATCCGGCCCGCTCTATGTCCCGGTCGAGAAAATCACCGTCGATGACCTGACCACAGGCATCGTCAACGGCACCGGTGTGTTCGACAAGCTGATGACCAGCCTTGTCGCGCATCTCAAGGTCGAATACGCCGCTAACCGCATCTCGGGCGCCGAGTACACGAAGGCCTATATCGGCATCGTCGGAGCGGCCCTGCAGACCTCATCCCAATTCCTCCTGGCGAAAGACCAGGCATACTGGCAGGCTCTCCTGGTTCAGGTGCAGGCCCGCTCGGCTGAAGTCGAGCTGGTCACCGCTCGCGTCAACCTGGAGACGGCCCGCATTGTCGCTGCCAAGACCCAGTTCGAGGCTGCCACGGCCGAAGCCAATTACGGCCTGACCAAGATCAAGATCTCGACCGAAGACGCGACCTACGCGAACCTGACGAAGCAGGGCGTCGGCATCGACTACACCAACGCCAACATCCTGCCGAAGCAGCTCGCCTTGCTCTCCGAGCAGATCGAGGTGCAGCGTGCCCAGACGCTCGACACTCGTGTCGATGGCGCCGTCATCAAGGGTGCGGTCGGCAAGCAGAAGGATCTCTACACCCAGCAGATCACGTCGTATCAGCGGGATGCCGAGACCAAGTTCGTCAAGTTCTTCAGCGATGCCTGGATCACCCAGAAGACGATCGACGAAGGTCTGGTGGCGCCGTCCAACTTCACCAACGCCAACGTCGATGCGGTCATTACCAAGCTGAAGCAAAACCTATTGATGACCTGATCGGGGGATTGCGCCATGGGTACGATCGTTGCAGTCGACTCGGTCGTTTACAACCTAGCCGGCGATGAACTCGAACGACCAAGCTACTTGAAGAGCCTGGTCGTTCGTAACGTCATTTCGGGAACCAAGGTAAGCATCGCCGACGATCTTCGCTCGGGCTACATGAATGGCCCGGCGATGAAGTTGAGGGACTTCTTCCGGTGGGCAGCCAGACCGGCCAACTATAACCAGGTCGGTATCCCGACCGGCACGCTCAATCTGAGCAAGTCGCTCGATGCGGGCATTGTTGCCCCCTTCATTCCGGTCGGCGTCGGTATAACTGCCTTGGGCCAAACAGCCAAAACCGGGATCGCTGATTATAACCAGTGGGTCGAGCAGTATATCCTGGCTAATCGCCCTGATGACATCGACACGGCTTGGTCGGCCAACATCGATCAATTCACAGGTGACATCACGATCACCTGGGTCGACACGACAACGACGACGTTCACGCCAGCCAACTTCAGCCTGACCGGCCGATACATCTACACGCACTACACCACCGCCGAGGCGGGAACGACGGGGGCTGTAACCACTGGTTCAGTCATCACCCTGGCCAGCGGACAGGATTACCCCGATACGGACGATTGGACAGACCTCAGTGGGGGTGTCTTCCGCCTGGTGTCGACCGATAGCGATGAGACGGGTGTCGTCGAAGTGGTGCAGACCATGTACCAGTTCTTTGATGGCGTCACCCAGTCCTACCGGATCGACGAGCAGATCAACACCTACGCCACCTTTAGCGGCACGCTGATCTGGATCTACAAGATCGGGGACGGCAACTCGACGCTTGATAACCTGGCAGCGAACCCAGGCGGTTTCGATGGACGGTTTTTTCCGTTCATCCCGTTCCGGATCGAGAACAAGTTCCTGTCCGAGACCTATTATCCTGCAGCGTTCCCGCAGGTGAAAAAGGCATACAAGAAAGCGACCGGCAGGAACCTTTCCGAGCTCATCGATAAAGTGGCCGACAATGAGTCGCTTAACGAGATCGACCACGCTTATGTGACGTTCGGCGTCTCACTCAACGTGCGTGAAAACGAGTGCCGTAAATACGCCTATACGTTCTTCCAATCGCTGATGGAGTCCCAGAGAAACACAGCAGGCTATGACGCTTATCTGACAGCTCTCGCGATCTACAATGCGCAGGTAGCTGCCCGTTTGGCGTGGCAGGCTTCGCCATCCGGCCCCAGACCGCTGATCAACAAGGCGCCTGTTTTGCCGCCTAACGTCATCAAGATCCAGGGCACTGGTGCTCTCAACTCGCGCTACAATGTTGCACTCAACTGGGACAACATCACGGAGACCACCATGCCCGGAGTGGGCGTTCCTGGAGCCAAGCCCGGGGACGTCACGCTTAAGCATCATCAGACCATCGACATCATCACGACCTATATCCAACCCAGTCGTGACGCTGGTGATCGGATCATGACGCGCAAGACCGGTGAAAAGCAGGTCATGCGGATCTACTGGCAAAGGACCGACACGAGCTACACCTACCTTGAGGTGACCAATTGCGTCTACACGAACTATGTCTATGGCTCCCACGTCGTGACCTACGACACAAAGGAAGCCCTGGCGGACACTGACGAGTCGGGTTTCATCCTCCCGCTCCACTACGACATCTGGAACCGGGCCTCGCTGGTCTCGACCTCGCAGATGGCAACCGCCTGCATGTTCGTCGTCTTCAATTGCTACAAGGTCAAGAAGACCAAGTGGTATCAGTCGGGCATCTTCAAGATCTTCCTGGTGATCGTTATCGCCATTGTCTCGGCGATCTTCACTGGCGGCGGCG